CGGCACCGACTTTTATCACGATGAATTAGGAGACTAACATGAAAAGCGGAATCATTTACAAGGGGCCTAGCCAACTCGACGGTAAGCCTATTGTGGTTATCGCCACATACTCTAATCGCAACACCAAGACAGGAGCCGTCGTGCAGACGTACATCCTGACCCTGGAGAATCCTCTCGAAGCCAGCAAGACAGGCCGAGACTCAACCATCTGCGGCAGCTGCATCATGCGCGGCACCCCAACAGATGACCCCAAGCGCAAGATCGCGAAGGGCCGACGCTGTTACGTCAACCTCGGGCAGGGTGTCCTGATCGTCTTCAGAGCATTCGAGCGCGGCGTCTACCCGATGGCCGACAGTCCAGATGCACGACGATCACTTGGCGCTGGGCGATTCATTCGCATCGGCACATACGGAGATCCAGCTGCCGTACCCGACTACGTTTGGGATGAGCTAATAGGTCACGCTCGTAACCACACAGCATACACCCACCAGATCGGCTGGAGACCCGACATCGCAATGCAGTCAGCGGACTCTTACAGGGAAGCTCAGATACACTGGGCAGCGGGTCATCGTACCTTCAGGGTCGTAGCAGACATACTCAAGGTCGATCCAACACGCGAGGTCCTATGCCCCGCATCCAAAGAGGCAGGCCGTCGAGTACAATGCGCCGACTGCAAACTCTGCAACGGGTCAGCAACTGGAACCAGACCCAGAGCATACGGGTCACAACCTAAATCAATCGCAATAGTGGAGCACTAATCATGTACCTTAAAAAGAAAGCAGACCGCTGCACCTACATAAAAGATCTCAAGCGGCACGAACTAATCATGGCCCGAGGGTTCCCACACCCTTGGGACTTCAACGAAGGATCAGAGTCAGGATTTGCTGGGCAAGATTACGAGCAATACTGGGCAGTCCAGAAAGAAATCAAAAAGTCAGGGGTCTCCGCAAAGGAGGCCTCGCTTATCCACAAACTGCTGAAAGGACACAAGTCATGAACAAACTACATCGCCTAACCATGGACTGGGGTTACACCGACCCCAGTGACATGGTCGAAGACTACATGTGCGAAGGCGTCAATCCTGCCATATGCATGAACAAAGAGTGCAACTACAGCACAGAGATGGAGCCAGATCAGAACCACGGCTGGTGCGAAAGCTGCGGAACAAACACTATGGAATCCGCGTCAGTCTTGATGGGTGTCATCTAACAACAGAGGAGGGGCTTCGGTCCCTCCTTCAACTACTATCATCACGGAGCGTCATGCTATTCCTCGCTTCACTCGGGCATGATCGCATTGCGCGTCACGACGCGCTAAAAAATTGAGTGCCTACGGCACAAGGTCCTTGTTAGTCCTCGCTGCGCTCGGACGGAAATTGCGCGCGTGGGGCCGCAGGGCAATTAAACGGCGCGCTGGGCCGCAGGGCAACGGGCCAGAAGCCGAGGACGAAGAGCCGCGAACAGCGCCTTCGGATTCTCGAACCGCGATCCTGGGGTCCCAGAAAGGCCGGCATCAGCCAACATGGCCCCCTGATCACCCTCAAACAAAAGTATGTCTCGGTGAGAGGACCTCTTTACCAAGAAGAAATTTGAGCCGCCGCGAGCCCAATATGCAGCATTCCACGCGATCTGATGAGGCGAGATGTTTGCTGCGTTTCCCTTGCTTACCTTCAACTCACACCAAAACGGCAACCCATCCCAAACTAAATGCACATCAGGAACACCCCCTCCATGCTTGTTCTCAATCCGCGTTGCGAAGCACTTCTTCGGCAGGTTCTGCCTCAATTGCGTCCAGAAGTTCGCCTCCGGTCCCTTGCTCATTGGTCACATCCTTGTATGTCCCTTCGATCTGGAAGGCTTGGGGATACTGCTTCTGTAAGGCAGCAAGTCGGGTGGTAATCTCGTCCCGAGAAAGCTGATCGATGGTGTTGATTGTCTCACGCCTGTCGATGGTCAAACCACCAAGGGCAGAGCGTATCTTCTCCGCGTTGATCGCAGCCGAAAACTGTCCAGCATCCTCCGCTCCAAGAGACAGTTGGTGCAGCCTCTCAAGCTGACCAATGGTGGTCACACCATAGCGGCGCTCTCGTTCCTGTCGAAGCTCGGTGATGTATTCCAAGACATGAGGGTAATCCCGACCGTTCAACAGAATGGATGCCTGTTTCGGGGCCACATCGTGCGAGTATCCCGCCTTTCGGGCGCACTCAGCGTTGGAATAGATGCCTTCGACAATCTTCTGTGCAAAAGTCATCTGTCTATTGGTGAGCTTGCGCCCGTGTTCTTCTTCGATCTTCTTCTTAATCGATGGCATGAATGGTCTCCATGTTTTCAACAACAATACAACAACAGGATCGCCCTGTTCAAGGGGGCCGCTGCTGTTTACAAATGTTTACGCTGTTTACGCTGTTTTCCCCCGAGGTTGTAGACCAGCAACACCATGTCTGGTGTCTGCTTGAGAAATTTCAGAGGCTGAAACGTAAACAATAAGGCCTTATTGTAAACAGGTGTAAACAGTCGGCTCAACTATAGTGTGTTTGTTTACGCTGTTTACAAGATTTACACGAAAACTTTTTCCTTTTGGGCTTTTTTAAAAATATCTAGCGAAAATGTGTATACAGCGTAAACAGCCCCTGAAATATTTTTTTCTTGACCCCTTCCTCTGTTGTTGATACTCTACAAGTATTCAACATTACGAAAGGACTAGAAATGTTTACTGTAGATTGTATGGAAGATGGCACGATGACCTTGGACTGGGACCCTGCGTCCTACAAGACCAAGGCCCAAGCAGCGCGGGCCTTGCACCGAGCCTTGTGTAAGTGGTGTCGCAAGGTTGGCATGAACCCTGACACTGAGGTTGGTTTCTGGACCCCGGAGCAGCGCAAGGCTCATGGTCATGAGGCCAATTGGGCTGTGAGCTTAGAGGCGGGGCCTTATGAGTGGGCTGTGTTTGCTTCGATGCAGATCCCGAGTGACTGCAAGTGGGGTTATGTTGAGCCTTATTATTCTTTTGATCTGGAGTTTGTAGGATGAGCAAACATACAGCGCAATATATGAGTGATGGAGCTTCGGCACAGATTGAAATCATCGAAACCATTGACGGAAATGTCCAAACATACAAGCGCACTCTTGCGATTGCGACCTTCTATTGGGAGGGGGACCAAGACTGGCTTGTCTTTGTGGCACAGGTCGCCTCGGTTGCTGACCGCATGTTTGCCGAGTTCAACAATGAGATCGAAGAAAACGTAACACAATACATACAATTCAAAACAGGAGGTGTTTTGTAATGCCTAATCATTGCTATCAACAAGTGTACCTTCGGGGCCCGAGCCATTTGATCCATCACCTACATCTGGCGTTGTCGAAGTCGGAGCCAGAGTTTTGCAACACGATTGCGCCGATGCCGTTTGAGTTGTGGGCCAAGGAGACGCAGCCGGATCAGGTGCTGCCTGAGTGGTATAAGTGGAGGTGCGAGAACTGGGGTACGAAGTGGGATGTCTGCGCTGTTGAGATTGACGACACATACAGATCGAAGAGCAAGGACGGTCTTGAGTATTCGGATGACCAGAAGGTTGCGTGGTTCGCGTTCCGTTGTTGGACTGCTTGGGGTCCGCCTGTTCCTGTGTGGGATCGTCTTCATGCGATGGGCATTGAGGTTGAGGCTGAGTACCAAGACGAGGGTGAAATGTTTGAGGGTGCGTACAGAGATGGCGAGGACAAGTCATGGGAACCAGAAGAGGAGGCGGTGTGATGAGTGATTATGTTTATGATGAGGGATACCGAGCAGGAATGCAGAAGATGCGTGAGGTAGGGCAACGCCGCATCGAGGAACTTGAGGCCAAGCTGGCGAAGGCGGTGGGGGCACTTGTTGTAATTAATGCACTTGCCCCAGAAAGCATGGTCAATGGCTATCCACAGTCTGATCTTACGGAAAGTGTTTCACGCATGGGAAAAGTTACACGCACCACCCTCATAGAACTGAAAGGACAAGACGATGAGGTATAATCTTGTATGCATGCATTGGGTCGTGGAGCGGCTGGACGAGATTTCAAAGAGGATTGAGGAGGACATCAAGATGAACCCTGATGTCGATGTGTTCTGCGATGTGGGTGTCGAGGACCTACGAGGGGAACTCGTTTACCAGATGGGTGTCCGCGCCCATGAGACATGGAAAGATAATGGGAGGGGTAAAGATGACTGAGCGTGAGATGGAAGACCTGTTGGACGCAGTATTTCGCAAGGTGTTTAGGGAGAATTGGTGATGGGTAAGATGAAAGAGGAGTTCATGCGCCTGCAAGAGACGCCAATCATGGATGCGTGTTCCGAGTGCCAAGGATCGGGGTCCGTGGAGGTTGAGGTTGCGATGCCTCACAATGCGGGTCGTGACATTGGTGAGTTGTATTGTGAGTTGGAGACTTGCTATGCTTGTGGCGGCGGCGGCGAGGTTGAGCGTTTGTGTGATTGCGGGGAGTGGGTTACGCTGATCATGGGCGAGGATGCTACTGTCTGTGAGGAGTGTGCGGATGCTGAAAACGTATGAGGTAACATGCGAGGGTGTGATCCAGCGCATGGTTGTTGTTGAGGCACACAATGTTGTTGAGGCCTCGCACTTGGGGCGGCAGGAGTTCGCTGCGCTGATCGGTGCGGAAGTAGAGGGGGTTGGTGTGGTGGATATCTACACTGAGCCTGTAACATTTAAGGAGATCGAGAAATGAACTTACTGAGAAAGATATGGGATAACATCAAGAAGAACGCGCAGTCTAATCAACTCACGCGGAGGCAAGAGGTCTTTCAGGAGTTGGCCCGAGGTCCGGGGACCGCGCGTCAGTTATCGGATCGCATGGGTTTACGTCTTACGATTGTTCGGACGTATTTGAGTACGTTGCACAAGCAGGGTTTGGTCCGAGCTACGGGCGACATGGTTGGTAAGGAGCAGGTCTGGAGGGTGAACGAGTGATCGAGGAGCAGGTACTATCACCCGCAGACGAAGCGATCTTGAAGTATTTGCGCGATGAAGTGGACCGCA